CCCTTTCGGATGCGCCTTTCTTCCTGATTTATCTTTTTTTATTATGCTTCGATCGGATGTGAGATATACTCCTTCTTCCCTTCGACTACATCCTGGTTTTCGTCAATAACCGCTACCGTTGCCGTGATAACATCCGATGCGTTCCAAAGTATCTTACATTGATCGTGAAACGCTACAAATGCTGCCTGTTTGTTCTCTCCGTGTTCCGATACTATAGAGAAGTTTCCGTTTGATACCTTTGCTACTGCGTATTTCATGTTTTGTCTCCTTTACTAAATGTTTGTTACTCTTACGCCTATTGTTACATTAGAAATAGCTTCGGCCATCGTAATTGTTACATATCCATCACTTGCTACACATGACTTAAAAGCGTATGGTGTCCCGTCTGATTTATAGTCACATACAGGCTCTATAATACAAGTGCTAGCGGTCGATATACGGCTATCCGTACCAGACGATGGTATGCGTACTGTTCCACCCGCCGATACCGTCACACTTTCTCTAAGAATTAGTGAGCTTGCAGCGTCCGACATATCAGTTAATAAGTCCTGTAAATTATCCCCGCTTCTTCCCGTCGGGGGATCAACTCCTATGCTTCCCGCCGCTGTATGAGCTTCTAACTCTTCCATAAGGTGATTTACCGCCGGGGCCACTACCTCTTTAGCCGGGGCGTCAAATTCCTGTTTTAACTGGTTGGCTGGAATTGTCGGGGCGTCGGGTAGTGTAGTCGCTCCCCTTGATTCTAATTCCTCATTCGTTATCCTTGTAAATGCCATCTTTTTTACCTCTTATAGTTGCCGTTTTCGATGTACTCAAAAGCCAGATCATAAATGCCAAAAGGCTGATTTATGACAGAGTTTTCTATCTTAAACCTTGCCTTATCAACCTTTTTTACTCTCAATTTTGTATGCCCTATTTTTTCTGTCTGAACTGTTATGAACGAAAACTGTTTGAAGTTTATGTTTGAAAAATCAAACGTCCGGCCTTTTGTAACGTCCTCTTTTATAAGCACCCATACAGTATTTCTGTCTACAAACAGCTTGTATGAAGTCTTAAAGGCTTTCATTAAACGAACAGCAAAGTATCTGAAAGTCTTGTTTTTGTAAAATAAATAGCCGTCAAAATCGGGTGTTTCCCAGCTTGCTATTATCTCTTTGCCATCGTCGTTATATGATGATATGTCGTCTACTTCTGAATAGAACTTGCACAATTTACCATCGGCCGTTCCAAAGTAAAGATCATCACCGTCCGACCATATACAAGTTGCCGGGATGCTGTCACAGTAAAAAGCGGAATACTGTTTCGTTGAATACGGTTCGTTTTCAGTATAAGACGGCTGCAACCCGTCTAATATATATAACTGGTTGTTCAATGCCAGGATATACATATTATTGAAAACGGTTGAATAGCCGTTCTCTAATTTAGGCTCATTATTAAGTTTTCCGTTAAGATAATAAGACCTATTTTGACCGTAATTCTTTTCTGTACCGTCATTTGCGGTAACAGCAAATATCCCTTTTTTAGTCAGATATAAAGGCTCGCTCTCTAAATATCCCATCGTATAAGGCGATACCGGGCCTTCACCCTGTAAAGTATTGACTATTCTGAAATATGTCTCTGTCGATCCATCTTCAAGAACTGATGCCACACCCTCACGAAGGATCAATGAGTTTTCGTGTTCACTCTCTTTTTTGAACGTCCCTAAATAATTGCCAAGTTTTGTGTACCCTGTTATCACCCCGGATGCCTGGCCTAAATTTGAATAATTTGTGTCGGGGAAATATTTATAGTTGTTTGCTTCGGAGAAATAATCTCTGTTAGGAAATTCAGGATTGCCCGATACAAACAATCTATCCGGGTTGCCGTTTACGCCATAAATAGCTCCGAACCTACATTTTGCGATACGATCTCTATAGCCTTTTATCGTTTTGTATGCCTGTATTCTAACATTGTCTTGACCAGATATAGGCGTTTCTCCGGGTGCGGTTGCAAAAGTAACAACGCCTGTTGTTCTGTTAACCCCAAAATGAATGTTCTCTACTTTTTCTTCCCATACACCGCTACTGTTTAATACCCACGCTTTGACGGTTTTGTCGTCCAATTCGTTAAACGATAACTGGAACTGTGTCGCGCTTGCTTCATCGTGAGATACGACAAACGAGTCTATAAATCCGGGCGATAACAAATTGATCGATTCATAAGGCGTTCCACCACCTGACGGGCTTCTTGCAATAGTTATTGTCGGTATATAGCATAAATCCGCTTCAAGTGGTGCTATATTTGTTTCGCCATAAACATATTCATATATGTCTTTGCCATCTAATATAAGTAAAGCATCCCCTAGCTGTTCAGCCCAGCTTCGAGACGCTTCTACATTTCCGGCAAACTGTATATTGTCTCCCGCCCTCAAAAAAAGATTTTTTCCAACGTGCAAAACATCATACACAGAATCATTTGATTCTATTCTCGGTGTGATTTTCTTGACCTCAATGTTGGAATACGTCGCCTGATATACCCCATAATCGGGAGAGTTAAGAAGTAAACTAACCTCTATCGTACTACACCAATCATCAGCGCTTCCAGTATTAGTATATACTTCATACTTATACCCGGAGACCAGTTCGTTGTAATCATTAACCGTTCTTCCAGAATCATAAATTGTGCGACCCCATTGATCTTTGCAAACTATATAAGCATCAACAATATTGCTTGGTAAATCAGAAGTTATTTTTATTGTTGCCGAAGCATAAAAGAACCCGTCTATGTTGTTGCCTGGTGGATCATATAATACTGTGACGGAGTCCTCCCAAAATCTGCCATCTGGTTCGTGTGGGGTGCCGGATGCTTCTGTTCTGTCAGCATAATTCGTTCTTCCCACATCATAAACATTAGGGGTAAAATCTATGCCGTTATCTTCCGGCGATGGACTCCATTCATAATTTTCGTCTATGGCATAACCTATAAAAAGTTTACCAAACCCAAAACTTGCGGTATTCCCATTTGATCTATTTAGTTTTACTTCTACTTCATAATGCGTAAAACTTCCAGCATTTATGGTTGTCGAGAAGTGTTTTATATCAGAAAAATCTTCGCAAGGTTCAAGCTCCGCAGTAACATAGTTACCGCAAATCCTTAATACTGCATTAACTGGTTGTGAGCCCGACTCAGGAACTAACACATAATCAAAATCTATATATAATTGTCTTCCGTGTGTGCCATCAGTCCATACATACTCTTCTAAATATGTCCATAGTTCCCAATCTTCGGCGTCTATTGTCCGAACATCCGTTATCTCGTTATGTGTGGAATGAGCGCGGTTTACGTTTACAATACTTGGTCTAGCGTCTGTAGGTACTCTGTATTCGTGGCGGCCATAAAAATATGGATCGCCATCTGTTAAAATATATCTTCCTTCGGGTGCCGGGCTCCATTTATACTTGGCGTCTTTTGCTACCATATAGGAGAAATTCTTTATATACACATCCCCCGTATATTCCGACCATATTTGCACGTTATCATATACGGAACGGACCGGCTCTTGCGAACTCCAATGAGCCCATTCTGATTCACGCGCTAAACCAATAAACTGATAACCATTCGATAATACTGCAAATGGAGTTGTTGATTTATAATCAAATTCAAGATATATATATTGGTATTGATTAGGATCGATTACTTGAAAAAGATTATAAAGTAGAATAGAAGAAGCTACTTCGTCAGAATTTATATGTATATTCTGCTCCTCTGACGATGTACCCATTGCAAGGTTGACATTAACCATAGTGCCAAACTGTGCATCTTTAGAGTACCCCATACGTTTACGCACTTTCCCCGGCGTATGTCTTACCATGTTCGGGGCATAAGGGGAGCGTGAGGAATCAACGTCTATACCGGCACTTGTAAAGTCCACGCCCTGAAATGTATCTATCACATATTTCGATCTTGGTGTTTGTTTGGGTACATTAAAGGAAACAGGCATCAAACCCACCCACTCTCACTTGTAAATTCTTCGTATGCGGCCAAATTTGCGGAATTGACTAATCTCTCAAAACCGACTTCAAATTCGTTTCTATAGGCCGTTGCAATAGCATTATCGTCGTCTTTATAAAGCTGTGACGCCATATATAACGGCAATAAAACGTAAACTTCGGGATCAATAGGTAATTCATATTCGTCTTCCGTCTCGGACGTTAATTCAACCGGATAAGCCCTGTAATAAATCGTGAAGCAGCCTATCATGTCGCGGTCTAATACTAACGTCTTGGTTCCTTCCTGGTAAAAGTCGGAAGTCTGTAAATACTTCTGATGATCCCCTTCAAAGTAAATTCCCTGTGGGTCGATCATGTAGAAATCATCAACCAGAGACGATAAATCATATTTGATCTTGTCCGTGAAAGGCATTACATTTTCAGGAGCCGGGAATAGCTCTTTATAAATAGCGACATTCTTTAATGCCATTGGATAAGTCGTCTGAAACTTAAAATCGACTTTCTTTTTTTCGGTATTCTCAATAAGCCCTTTGAATATCTCATAGCTTGAATTTTCGATATTTATTGTATCTACAAGCACATCGTCAACGTATATTTCGCATGTCCCTGTGCCAGAACATTCAAAATAATACGACTGTCCTTCGTCTGCCTGGTATGAATATGCGTCTGAAAATTCGTGGATAGTATTAGAGACAGTATCAGATACGAGATTAGATATATTCATTTGCGTTATCTTGACCGATTTAGTGATGAATTTACCGGCGGTTGCAAGTAACGCTAGTCCTTCATTGGCACAATGCGGCATAGCAGCGATATATCCTAAAGTGGACTCGTCCTCTACTATCACATCGTCAGCCGCAAACATTTTCTGCAAAACGGCTAATTTAAGATCATACCATGTACTCATAGTTACCCTTCCAGCCTTGCTATAAGCTCGGCTTTTGTTCCTCTGGCGTCAATGCCTTTTTCCGCACACATTTTTTTAAGTGCGGCGTACTGCATCGACATATAATCGGGCTTTACTTCTTCTTTATCGGCTATAAGAGTGGGTGAGGTATTCCCCACCCACATACTCTCATAGTTTTCGCCGATAACCTTCGTTACTTTATAGGTCATACCCTCTACTGTGTAAGTGTCGCCTACTTTAAGTCCTTTAGGTATCATGCGTTATCCCCCTTATGATAAGGTCGTACCAGCCTGTGCGCCGCCCATGATCGCAAATCTCCAATCATAGAAGCCAGCACTCCAACGAGCATAGCCGGACCATTTAAGGTTGCGTGAATTGATATCAACTTCGTTAGCAACGTCGAGTGCTACACGGTCAAAGAATACACCGGCGTTAAGCTCTCTCTGTGCTTCCGATGAAAGAATGATATAGGGCTTCGTGCCGGTTGCCGCAATCCATCTGTGGTCGATAACCAGCTTCCAGTTGCCCTTCTGTGTGTTGATATCGTTGTTATTAGAACCGACGATCTGTGAGGAATGAATGATCCTCTTGCAAAGGTCTTCAAGGTCGGGTACGTTTCCGGGAAGTACAATAGTATCGAACTCATAGCCCATTACGTTTCCTGACTGGTTCTTAAAGTTACGTCCGATGTTAGCAAGTGTATAAAGCATTGTTGCGTTTGAACCAAACGGGTTAGTGAACACGTTTGACTGTACTGCAACGCCTGTTCTCTTGCCGGGATGATCTGTTGCGAAAAGTCCCTTGCCATCACCTGTGGTCTTGTCGTATGTCTTTCCACCATAAGTGAATGTGGTACCTTCTGTCGTGAGACAGTCAGATGCGAACTGCGCCCTTGATCTCTTGTATGAACGAACGAAGTTTGCAGCAGCGGCTTTCATCATATCGATATTGCCGTCGTCCTTTGCTTCTCTTGTGCAAGTAAATCCTTTGATAAACTGCACATGCTCGATCAGCTTCGAGAAGCCCATCTGAATATCGTCCTGGATCGCGTTATCACCTTCGGAAACCTCTACAAAGTTACCAAACTCGGTCATTGATCCCTGTTTCTCACCGAACTTCTTTGACTTCTTGACGTTGAAAAGAGCCTTTACCAGCTCGTCGTCCTTGTTCTTCTCTGTGTCTGTGTCCTGGATAACCATTGACAACTCGGTATCAATTACTTTCCAGGCTTCATCATTAAGTCCACCATGCTTACTAAATGTTACTGCCATAGTCTATCCCCCCTTCCTTATGCAAATCTGCCTACGGCCTTAGTGCCGGATGCGCCGCCGTCTGCAAGAAGCTCAAAAATACCAGATGCCGTTGTTGCTGTTGCTTTTTCGCCGTTAGTTGTTACCTTCTGTCCGGCTTTTCTCGATGCAGCGTTCGCGCTGAATACTGTCTCCCACTCATACTCAGGGAGAACGGGGATAACTGCCAGCTTGTCGCCGGTCTTTGCTGTTATGTCTTTTCCCGTATAAACAAATTCTGCATTGCCTGTTGTGTTTACCGCTGTTCCGGCACTACCATAAGCGACAAGGCAGCCATGCTTATAGGTCGTTGCGTTAGTGGCAACGATTTCTTTCTCGATAGGTGAAGCGCTATTTTCGCTTCTAAGAAACTCAAATGCCATATCTTATTCCTCTCTTTCATGTTAAATGAAGTTTTGACGCGACTGATTTATACAGTTCGCGTACCTGTTTTTCTGTTTTCCC